TGGTGCCAATCACCGAACAGGTTTCGGTGGCGTAAATGAACTTGTTGATTTGGTCGGTTTGCGACGCCGTACCGGCTTCCTCACCGCCGCCCGCTGCGTAACCCGCCGTGCCGTTGTTGGAAAATACACCTACGTTGCGACCGCCCGTGCCTATCGTTGCGTCTAGATACGAGAAGGTGTCCGAATCGAAAGTCACACGGGTAATGGTGTCGAGATAGAGGATGCCATCGTGTCCCCCAAACCAGTAGGAGGAGTACGGGATACCGAACGCCTGACTTCCGACTGCTGAAAGTAGAAAAGACATCTAACCGATGTTTCCGATCAGCGTCCAAATGTCTGCGGCGATCTTGACGGCTGCGACTGTCGTGTACCTGTCAGCGCAAGTCAACGTCCCGCCCTTGGAGTTGACCGTCGCGCCGGTGCCAGCCGCGAACGTAAGCGTTCCTGATCCGTTGCGCTCAAAATACATGACGGTACCTTCCTCAAACGCCTGAGCGGAGTCCTGCGGCAACGTCACCACCGCCGTAGCGTGCGTTGTGACGAAGTATGTGTTCTCGTCCCCAAGAGCGGGGGCGATGGCTGCGTCGGGGTTGTCTTCGATGGTCAGGTGGTTGGTGGTGGTGCCGGTAACCGTCAGGTTGCCGGTCACCGTCAGATTGTCGGTGATCGCCACATCACCATCAGCAACCTCAAGGGCATTCGCCCCGTTCGTACCAGTGATAACCAGTTTCTCGTCGGAGGCATCCCACAGCATGTTGTCACCAGCGGTATCGCTGTAGAACGTGACATCAACGCCCGTCCCATCAACACCGAAACCTGTTGCCCCGATTACTGATCCTCCGCTGAGTTGCAGCACACCGGGGGTTGTGTTCACGAACGATTCGATGTCGTCAAAGTTCTCGTTCATGTCCGCTGCGACAATGGTCGTCCCAGCGGAGAAAGAGTTTGTTACAGCGAGTGTTGCCATTTACCTGAGTCTCCTTGGCGTGTATGTAAACGCTAGCGCGTTTACTTCCCAATGGTTGTCTGAAGAAGGCCCGCTGACCTTCATACTAATACTTCGGCCTGTCCCAAGTGTGGGTAGGTTCTCCACACTTGCTGTCAAATCTGGGGAAATGGCATCCCATTCAGCGTAAGTCGCTGAACTGGTATCAGCATCATCCCATTCCGCCGTATCCCACCGGGATTGCGAAACCTTCCCAGCAATCGACAGATCAAACGAGTTCGACTGTTGCGACTTGTCGAAATCCTTGTAAATCAGGATCGGCAACGTAATCGTCGCCTCCGCCGATAACACCACACGCGGTCGCCCCCAGCGTTTCTTCACAATCGGATTCTTTCCAGTAACCCAACGGGTCACGAAATGAGATTCGATGTGTGTTTCCGTGGAACCCACGTACCGGTCGCTTGTACGGTTCTGATCGTCCTCCACATCAATCAGAATGCCAGTGTTAGCAACACAGCCACCGTAAACAGTGGCCGCGCTGTTAGGTGGCCTGTATGCGTGTAACGGTCCAGCGTCTATGTCCGTAGTGATCCATGAACCCTCTGCACTCAGTGTCGGGTCGTAGATCAGGGTACGGCGGGTGGTGACACCACCCTCCGTCCAGTCCACGGAAACGTACAACTTGTTGTTACCCCACGCTAACTGGGGCGCATTGGTAGTAGTAATCCGGGCGTCGTCAATCGCCGGGGACAACTTGGAGAACAACCATGTGAATCGTTCCCCGTCGTAGAGGTACACTCCCTCATCGGCAGACCAGAAGAACACCCCAAAGGGTGACGAACAGGGTGACGAGAGGGGTATGGAACCGACGTTGTTGGTCAGGGTAACTACTTGGAACGAGTCGGAATCCCAACCGAAGATCGCATACACGCTGTTGGACTTGAAGACCAGCAGCCGGTCCCCCATCGGAAGCAACCCGGTGATGTAGTCCCCATGCTCCCCTTTATCAATATCAACGTAATCAGCCGCCGTCCATTTCTCGGGATCATTCGCATTACTCCAACGCACACGGTACTTGTAGTCGGTAGCCGACTCATACGTGTTCGCTGCCCAAGCAAAGTTATTCCAAAACGCTACATACTGGGTTTGCGGAAAGTTGCCCGCAGAACCATCCAGCGTTGTGCCCAGATCCGCGTCGGTACTGCCGTTCCATCTGAATGAAACCTTGTCGTACGAAACCCCATAGGCAACATTGTTCATCGTCATGCCGTACACACGTGAACCGTCGGTTCGCGCTGCGATGTTCGTCAGAGCGGTGAAGTTGCCGGTAGTCGCATAGGCGACAGCCGTACCGTGGTTGACCATCACCTGATTGGTCCCACCGTCAGTGTGGAAACCCCAGATTCCTTTTATGTCGGAAGCCACCGCCGTAGTGTTCAACCGGTCCACACCGTCGCGCATCCGAATACCACCACGGGGATCAACCAGCACGTTCAACAGGTCGGGAGATTCATTCTCCGCTAGGTTGAACTGGTCAGACCTCAGGTTCAATCCGCCTGTGAAGGCTTCAAGTACTTCTAGTTTGAACTCGCGGGCCATCGCCCGCTACCAGATCACCCCACCAGTATTGGCGTAGCGCAAGCGCCCGTATCCCGCCATATACCTTGTGGGGGTTCGACTGTTGACCACCATCGGTTGCGGCGCTGGTGTGTCAGCGAACCTGCGCGCTATATTGTCAAGTTCCACCACGAAAGAGTTGTGGTACTGCTGAGCCATGACGGGATCTTCCTGCTGCAAATACGCTTTAGCGATCCCATAGGTGCATAGTACCGGATGAAACGAATCGGGTAGATCAGGTTCCACTCCGTCTGCTACCCCATCCCCAAAAGCATCTGCGTTGCGTAAGGCGCGTACGTAGATAGTCTCAACACCATTGGGCGTCGGATAGAAGCGAACCGTATCGTTCCAGAAACTCCACTCGTACGGCACGCTGGCTGTCAACACATCCAGCGGGTAGTTCCAGTCCGCGTCATCATTGCCGATGAACTCAAGAACGTGTCGGTCAGTACGTAACGCTAAGATCTCACGGATACCTTGCGTAACAATATCCGGTGCATCAGCAATCGTCGTAAGCGTATAATCCTTCGTTGCGTCCGCCGTAGGAAAAGTAGTAGACACCTCGTAGAACGGCCACCGTTTCTCGCTGTAGACGATGGACTCGTAACCCTGTCCCAGAATGATATTCAACGTCGTATCAGCAATGTCGGTAGCGTCAATATCAACAATGGAACGGATTTGAGTGCGCATCTGCGCAATCGTCATTGACACTAAACTGCCGCCTTCTGCCGGGTGTGTCCGATACAGAGATCCGACCCGCGCACGGGGCGCGCTTTACACGCAGCCCCGTGGCGAGTCGTTGCGGAACAGAACCCGTCACGCGAAACGGGAGGAACCCCCTCATCGGGAAAGTCGCTCACCCCCGGCACCGGGCGAGCGTTTGACGACTCGCCGGGTGCGTAATGGGATGGGCGGTTGCCACGCGACCCCGCCGGTTCAGCATGTTTGCTGTATACGAGGGCGATTTCACGCGACAAAGTTCCGCTCCTAGTTATCAGGTGATGCCGAACAGGTATCCCTGCCGTGCACGGTTGCTGCATGTGAACTGGCCGTAGCACAGGATCTGTGCGTAGCGAGCATCCTGATTGGTGGGCCGCACGAACGGTGTCGGCTGGAACCACGTTTCAGTATGAGCAACCAGTCGGAGATACTTAGTGTTCAAGAACATAAGTTGACCGCTCGTCGCGGCGCTGTCATAGGTGCAAGGCGCACCCTTGAACAGCAGGTTCTGGAACCCAGCATCCGCCACACGGGCATCCGTGTAACGCAAGTTGGTTTGGAGCAGGGCTTCGTACGATTCGTACACATCCTGCGTGCCAATAAGTATCGTGGGCTGGTCGTTACCAACGGAAATGGTGTTGTAAACATTGGACATGCTTTTCAGGTCCAAAGCACCGTTTTCGTCAGTTTCGGTGGAAGACCACCATGAGTTACCCGCATCAGTCGGGTCGATCCCACCAAGCGTGGTGTTGGGTTTAGCAACAATCAGGTGTAGACCATTCCAGTCTAAACCGCCGTTACCAAGTCCATCAGCCCAGAACATCGTGTTCATGTTCTCAATGATGGTTTCTTCGGTCTGCATGATCTTGCCCTCTAGGAGGTCAATGATCTGTGCTTCACCGTTGTTTTTGGCTTCCTCAATACCCGTGATTGTCACGGTGGCGGCGTACTGTCGCCACACATACTCAGCCGCCGAAATGCCGGTCTGAGCAGTTGTGGGAATAACGTCGTCGCCCGCGTACGAGGCTGCCGTGCTGTTAGTTCCGTAGATGATGGGGACAACGATTGTCGCACCCCCGCTGATACGCCGAATGGTCTGTCCATTGGTTAGCGCATAAAACAGCGGGCGAGCGGTAAAGACGTTATCCGCCAACTTCGGAACGTAGTTTTTCAGCGTGGTGCTTAGAATCTGATTGAAATCATCGTTCCCAGCCATGCTGAATCACCCCTTTCGTTAGTTAGGCGTTACTAAGTTCGTCTTGAGCCAACTTGAATGCGTCTTGGATAGATGAAACTGCTTGAACCGCACGGTCCACGTTCCCCGCTTGGGAACCCGGATGGGATTCGATTACCTGAGCGGCACGCTTCTCACCAACAATCTGATCGGACCTGTTGGCAGTTTGCTGTTTATCCCACTCCATGTGGGTCAGGGCTGCCTCTAGGTTGCCTATCTTATTCTTCAAAGCATGTGCGTACAGGGTTTTCTCGTCGAAATCCATGCCGTACTTTTCTCGCAGGCTACCTACTTCCTTCTGCAAGTTTTGCTGTCTCAACGCGCGGTTCTGGGTTTCAATGGAAGACTCAATCCGCCGCAAGCGTTCTTCGTCTGGGTCCAGATCCTCGTAACTACCCTCAGGTTGCACGGTATTCTGGTTGCCCCCGCCTACCCCGAAGGCTCCGGCCAAAGCCGAAATCGCTCCTTGGGGATCTGCTTCTAGTGCTTGGACGATTGCCTCTCCTTGAGCCAATCTCTCGCGTTCTGATGCCAACTCCTGCGTCTTACGGGTGTAATCCGACTGTCGCTGGTATCCATTGCGAAGTTCATCCAATGTGACCTGCTGTTCTTGCCCATCTACCTTGACAAGGTGCATTTCACCTGTTGGCGTGACTTCAATCTGTTCAGTTTCCACGTGGAATCCTCTCGGTTGTTCCTATTAGGGACATGAAACTGTCCCATTACAAGTTGGGTAACTCCATCCCCATCTGGTTTTGGAGTTGTGCCAACAGTTCTGGCGGTACACCGCCTGTGGCCTCAAACACCTGTTGCGGTATAGGGCCGGGAGCCATTCCACCCGTCATCGGGGGTGGGGACATGCCGGGTTGACCGCCGAATGGGTCTGGGGCCGCTCCGGCTTCCGCCTGCGCAGCCTCCATGTCTTGTGGTGTCTGTTGCTGGATCAAGAACCTATCCGGGTTGGCGATTCCGAAACCCTCTTGAAGAACGTGGCGTGCCAGTTCCGCCGGATTGATTATGGTACCCACCAGCGGGGCGATTGCGTTCATCAACGAAATCGCCTGCTGGCGTCGGGCCGTTTCGTTCAACGGCTGCGTTGAACCGCCCTCCACGGTGAAGTCGTATTCGCCCAGGATGTCGTCACGGCTGTATGCGACATAAAACTGTTGCTCATTCTTACCCGTGATACGAACCATCTGCTCACGGGTCATGTACTGCTGCATCAACTGGATCACCTTGCGGGCCACATAGCCGATGAACAGTTCGATCTTCGCCAACTTGTCCGACGCACGGGCGTTGCCCGCGTCGGCAATAATACTGGCCTCTGTGGCAGTACGCCGAATCTCCGGCATCTGACCACGCGCGTATTCCGAAACCCCGGACACCGTGTTGATGTCATTCTCAATCAACCCGGAATGGTTGTAAATCTCAGGCGACAACGGCACCTGTGCTAGTGGCACCACCACAGCGTCCAAACTGCGGTTCTCGTCCACAACCGGTACGAACCGACCGTCCTCGTCGGACTCCAAGGCTTCGCGGCCCTCAGGTCCGAACGAACGCTCATGGTACAAGTACTTTCGCGCGTATCGCTTCCGGTGGTTGACCATCTGTGTACGCGTCTTGTTCAGTTCCTCCTGAAGCGACTCAATCGCTTCCAAGTCCCCCATCGGATAGAACAAATCGGGAACGTCGTAGTTCCGCAACATTACAAACGGGATGCCGAAGTCGTAGGGCATCGGAGTGGGCTCCAACAGGAAGTCGTCGCTTCCGTGAGCGCATACGGAGATGGTGCCCTTCACCATGTCGTAATACTCGTACAGGGTCACCCGGTCTGCCAGATCGGAGTACTCTTCCCTCTCATAGTCGTTATCCCACCGGTAACGAAACCCCGAATCGGCCTGTAGGTTCCGACGCACATTGCGTTTGAAACGTGGATCTTTCTTCACCTCCGCCAACGGGCGTACGATACGTTGCGCCACCCACTTGGCGTCCTCCAAACAGGTGGCTTCCGGGTCCACGTACATGTCGAACGGGCTGATCCGCTCAACGAACGCCTGATCTTCCACCACATCCATTCGTTTGTGCGGTACAGAATCGACCAGATCTTCTGGGGATGGGAGATCCCCAGCCAGTTGCGGGTTTGCATAGGAGAAATCGTCTACTTCCATCTGGGCGGTATCCAATGCCTCCCTGCGTTCCTCAGGGGTCATGTCACGTTCCGCTTCCACGAAACGCCAACCGACCTTCAACCATGCGTGCCCTAATACCAAGAAGTCTTTCACTGACCGGCGGAACGCCTTCTGGTAGTCGTGGTGACGCCACAGGTAGTTGACAACCGACTCTACGAAAATAGCCCGATCTTGGTCAGCCTCCCGGTTGGCCTGCACGGTGATCTTAGGATGGTTTACTGCAACGGAAGGTTCGATCACGTTCACCGTGCTGAACGCGAGGTTGACCGAAACACGGTCATGGGTGACCTGCCCGACGTAAGCGGCCCCCGT